ACCGTACGTTGGAAAAGATCCACGAGAAATCTTGTAAACAGCTGTTGAATTTGGTTCAGCCATTAACCGTAGTTCCGCGCGGTAAGCACGTTTCAAAAGAGTTCGAAAAGAAGGTATTACTTCACCCATAAAAACCATAGTGGTGTCAGGAGTGTCAATTTGCGTTTTAGCCATCTCATCAACCGTTTCCGGGTCAGTGATGGGTGCACCTTGATCATCCAGATCATCATCTTTAGTTTCAGGAACACCAGATTCAGGAATCGACTTCTTCAACGAGAGTTTCTTTATGAAACCCGAATAAGAATTATTTTCCGGTACTGAAACCGGAGGTCGGAATTTCAAGTAGGAAATCTTATCATCTGGTGCGGCGACCTCAAAATCGTCAAGCATGGAAATAAAAACATTAACAGAAATATCCTCGTTATCATTAGCTGGCGCTGACAGTTTGTTCAAAATATTGACTGTCAAGACGCCATTGCCTTGAACAAGGTTTGTGATCAATGGGTCAATGCCATATTCCTGGCTACTGTACCAACCAAGACTTTCACGGAAGGGAACATCTTGTCCCCAACCAACATCTATTGAAAAATCCTTGGTTTCTGCTATGTCATGGATTGTAGTATACTGCGTATTAAACTCACCATCAAAAGCACCAATACGAGGATCGTAAGAAACACGAAGGCGCCCTTTGTGGTATTCGGAAGCGACGACCTGAAAGCGAAAACGCATAGTTCCTCTCCAATATTGAAATGGAAGTGCAGCGAGCGCGCTTGCTGGGAAGTGCCATTCTGTTCCGTTGCGTCCCTTGAGTCCTGGATCGACTCGGGCATTCCAGAGATGGAATCCGGGAGTGGCGCTAACGGGCCAGAAGAATGTGGTGAGATAGGATTCTCGTCCGGCGATTGATCCGATTGGAAGCTCGTCGGTCGACCTGATTCCGGTTGTGCACGGGTCGATAGTGAGTTCCTGTTTGCTATCCACAGTAACTTTGTTTGCTGACTGCTTAGTATCAGTAACTGCAAGCGAATGTTTCGCACGAGGTTCAAAGAGCGATTGATGGAGATCATTCGGCGCTGAAAGGCCAAACATCTTTGCCGTGTTAGCGACCGCGTTCGCCCCCATCTCTGTAGCCTTTGCGTAGGGTCCGATAACAGGGACGTTAGATAACGCTCCTGCGACTCGAGCCACATTTGTAGCAGGCCGAGAGATGACATCTTGCTCGTGTTCGTCATTCGATTTCCCTTTGGGTTTACCGGATTCTGCAACAGACGATTGGGGTATCGCCCGTGTAGGAATGGCAAACTTGACATCTTCTGCCCAAGCGAGGACAGTAATATTGAGGGAATCAGTGCTTGCATTAGCATGTTTGAGGTCATTGATCGAAGCGAGAACAATCTCTCCCATATTTCGCCAGTCGTTAGCTCCAACGACCCAGTTATTTTTGGGCCAGAAAAATGGAAGTTCCATAGAACCACCAGCTGACATAGTAGGATTGATGTAAACATGCATGCGTTGTGATCCTCGGATAATATCTTCTTGAACCCACTGGCGTGAAGGTGACGTATTGTCAAGGGGACTGAGGGGTTCATAGGCAGCAATCG